TGATTTGGCGGGATAAGGAGAACAGAAAATGAGTCTTGAAATCATCGAAATGAAGGTTGCTGACCTCGTACCCTATGCGATGAATGCCAAACAACACCCAGCCGAGCAGGTGGCGCAGATAGCGGCCAGTATCGAAGAGTTCGGCATGAATGACCCCGTGGCGGTATGGCATGACGCGGACGGTGTGCCCATCATCGTGGAAGGGCATGGCCGAGTATTGGCCTTGCAGAAACTCAAGCGTGAGACGTGTCCAGTTATTTGTCTGGATGATTTATCTGACACTCAACGCCGCGCCTACACTCTTGTTCATAACCAGCTGACGCTTAACTCAGGTTGGGACGCGGATAAATTGGAAACAGAATTAGAAAATATTTCCAATGATATTCAACTCGATAATTTTGGTTTCGACTTGCCATCTTCAGCTGATTTCGACGTGGACTCATTTTTCAAGGACGCCCCAGAAGATGATAATTGGGATAAGGATAAGAAACAAGAGAAAACCGTGACATGTCCGAACTGTGGGGAAGTCATTGAATTATGACCATGATTCACTTGGCTGGGGTTGACGTATCATATTTGCGACACACACCGGACATCAACATCGAAAAGGAGCTTAAAAGGGCGTTTGTCCTGCAAAGTTTTTATTACATGACTGATAATAATTATTTCGCTAAGAATCATTCAAAATGCGCGCATTTCCTTCTGGATAGTGGCATATTCAGTCTTGTCTATGGTGCCAAAAAAGTCGAAGTAAACGACAAGTTTTTCAAAAACTATTGCGACAAGTATGCCGATTTTATCAAGACACACAACATACAACACTATTTGGAACTCGACTTGGACGCACTCATAGGTGAAAAGGGAGCATTAAAACTCCGCGATAGGCTGGAGGCAAGAGCCGGTAGACAAAGCATCCCGGTGTGGCATATTAACCGACGCAAAGAAGGTTTCCTTCGTGACCTTGACCATGATTACGTGGCTGTCGGTGGCCTTGCAAATGGCCGTGGGAAAGGACGTAAGGTACTGAAGCCACTTTTCCCATGGCTTATAGATACTGCTCACGAGCATGGCAGTGCAATACACGGGCTAGGATATACTGTAGTCCCGGAGCTTGATGCTAACGTGTATCGATGGGATAGCGTCGATAGCACGTCATGGGTGTTTGGCCAGATAATCGGCACTATTTACACGTTTAAAAATGGTAGACTAATCAAGAATGTCAAACCAAAGGGCAAACACATCACCAGCGCAACACAAGTACGCAACCAAAATTTTGTCGCATGGAATGCATATACGGAGTATATTAACAAGAGGTATCCAACAAACTATATCAAGTGAAGGAGTGGTGTTTATGAGCAAGAAAAATATCTTGTTTATGGCATTGACCATCATCAATATTACCACACTCAATGTTAGTAATATCATCAGCAGTAAGCAACTGCAATTACCTTTCGGACTTATTGCCGCCGCTGGCATCATCATTATCCCTATCGTCTATGTGGTCAACGACTGCATGGTAGAAGTGTTCGGATTTAAAAAAGGTATGCTGGCGGCGTTAATTTCATATGCCACTAATCTTTTTTCCGTGGCAGTCTTTTCCTTGGCTATCATCCTGCCGCATACAGCGTTCTATCACAATCAAGACGCGTACGCATTGATTCTTGGCAGTGCTCCACGTTTTCTGGTAGCGAGCGGTATTAGCTTTATTGTCGCCACAGCTGTTAACGCTGGCATCATGCAGGTAATGCATAATGTGCATGGTGAACGGTTCGTGTTCCTGCGTTGCTGGGTTAGCACCGTGTTTGGCGAAATCTGTGACAAGTCTATTTACATGTTCGTGGCATTCGCTTTCGTTTTGCCTACGTCCGCTATCCTTGGCAATATCCTGACTAGTACTATTTTGGCTATCGTCTATGAGACCATTCTTTACCCGTTGGTTACACGTCATGTGATTTCGTGGGCTAAGAAGATTTCTGCATAGTTGGCGTGTCGCGTCTGTTGATGTGGTATATTATTTCTTGGCAAGAAAAGAAATTGAACCATTTATCATATATATAATTTAATTCCCGTCTAGGTTTTCTTTCGTTCCGTTCTAGACGGGGCTGGAACGTTGCGCGAGTGGTTTAAGCGGGCACCCTGCTAAGGTGCTAACTGGCAACGGTTCAGGGGTTCGAATCCCCTACGTTCCGCGATACCCGACGGTTCTGAAGGCTGGCGGGTATCGGCTGCCTGCGCGTTTCGGCTCCTTTCCACGCAGGTGGTCGGTGTGGTGATAAAGCCTTCGCGGCTGGTAGCCCCTAGCCTTCTGGCTGGGGGCTATCCTTGTATTATGGTTGATTTAAGCATCCCGGCGGCGTATGAGCCGCTATTATGGTGGACTCGCTCAAGTGTCCCGCCCTATCGTTATTATGTGTATGAGGGTGGCCGAAGCTCAGGCAAGACCACCACCATATGCCAGTCGCTCGTGTTGCGTGGTGCTGTAACGTCTATCCGTGTACTGTGCGCCCGCGAGTTTCAGAACTCCATCAGCGAGAGCGTTAAAAAGAGCCTTGAAGCAGCTATAAAGACGCTTGGCCTAGGCGGCTACACCATCACCAACGACAGCATCACGCATGTTAATGGTTCATCGTTTATTTTCAAGGGCCTGCATGTCGATGCGGAAACCACAGTAAAGGGCTTGGAGGGTATCGATGTGTGCTTCATCGATGAGGCACAGTTTATCAGCAAGCATTCGCTTGATATCCTGCTGCCGACCATCCGCAAGGATGGCAGTACGATTATCTTCGCGCTTAACCCGCTGACCCCCGCGGATGAGGTTATGACCCGTTTCGTGACCAAACCAAACCGCGAAGTAGCGTCGCGTACCGTGCATAGGCATGTGACCTACCGGGTGCTGCTCCGCGCCGGGCTGCTGCCTAACGAGGTATTGGAGCAGGTCAGGGAAGCGAAGGACTCTCCCGACTTCGCACACATCTGGGAGGGTGCTCCGATTGAGGACGTGGCGAATCGTATCATATCGTGGCAGCAGCTTGTAGGAGCCGAAACCGTCGACCCCGCCGATGGCGGCGTTGTGTTCGGTGTCGATGTCGCGCGACTCGGTGCCGACAGAACAGCCGTTGCGATTAATCAGGGCGGCACGATTGTAGATTTGGTGAGCTGGCATCATACGCGGCTGACCGAATCGGCGGAGACTATACGGCAGCTTGCAGACCGTTGGAAGCCGGCCGCGATTAACGTGGATGATTGCGGCGTTGGCGGCGGGTTGACTGATATGCTTTTGCAGGCCGGTCTGCCTGTGCAGCCAATCAACAGCGCTGCACGCGCAAAGGACAGCGTGCGATACCCGAACATCAATAGTGAGCTGTGGTTTGATTTTTCGGAGAAGCTGCAATCGGGTGCAATCCGTATCAACGCCGACCTGCCGGACAAAAACGCCCTATATGACGAGCTGAGCACGCGAAGCTGGAAACTCAACACCAAGAATCAGCGGCAGGTGCAGCCGAAGGCGGAGTATAAGCAGTCGAATAATGTTGGTTCGCCTGATTTGGCTGACTCGGTGCTTTTGTCAGCGTATGAGCCTGCGAAGTATACGAGTTGGGTTGTCGATGTCGTGTGACTGTATATCAGCCATATAATTAATAATGATTATCAATAAGCCTAGTGAAAGACAGATAATGGGCAAACTCATGTACAAGCTGCGGAGCTTCTTCACCCGCCCCGACCCGCAGACTTTTGCCGGGGATTGGACGCGGATAAGCGGCAGCGGGGCGCAGGTGATTCCGCCATATGACGCATACGCGCAGATTTTCCCCTACTCGAACGTTATCGCATCGCGGTTCGCTACGATTATCCCATACGCCGTAGACAATGAGGGCAAGCGTATCAACCCGGCACCACAGGCGCTCCGCGCACTCTACGCACCAAATGACCAGTTCTCCTGCTTGGAATTCCTTAAATTCATCGCCAACAGTATCCTTACCCAGTCGCATCTTGATATCCTCATCTGGACTAATCAAGGCGGACGTATCCAGCCGGGCGGCGAAGTAACCCCCGACAATATCGCCGGCTACACTTTCCTCCCGCAGGACAGCAGGCAGTGGGACAGTTCCCACACGACATGGACGCACCGCGTGACCATGAATATCGGCGGCAGGCTGGAGACGCGCACCTTCACCCGTGATGAGACAATCGCGCTCAGCTATTCCACTCACCCGCTTGACCCGTCACGTGGCATCAGTCCCGCGCAAACCATCCGCAAGTGGGCGAACGTCGATGACATGATAGCGGATTACGAGCGCGGGTTTTTCGCCAACGGCGCGGTGCCGGCCGGCATGATGGGCATTGTCTCCGCCGACGCTACGGACTTCCAGCGCACTAAAGCGCAGCTCGAAAACGCCTTCCAAGGTGCCGGGCGTAACAATGGTGTTGTCTATAACATGATTCCCGTCGACCCGATTACGGCCAAGCCGGCCGATACGGGTAAGCTGGTGTGGGTTCCGTTCCAACAGGCCAATAACAGCCTTGACTTGGCGAGTCTGAACGATGTGGTCAACAACCGTCTCGCATCCGCTCTGGCCGTACCGGATATTGTGCGCGGTATCGACAACGGGCAGACCTACGCCAACGCGGAACAGGCCGAACGCTCATTCGTCGAAAACACGCTGAAGCCGCTGTGCATGACTGTTTGGGATAAATGGCAGTTTGAGCTTGACCGCATCACCGGCGGCCTCGGGTACGGTATCAATTTCACCCTTGACCTCCCGGCGCAGACGGATGTGCGCAAGGTACAGGCCGACACGCAGGCCGTGCAAGTCGACACGCTTATCAAGCTCATTAACGCGGGTGCCGCCGTCGAGTCAGCCGTCGAGGCCCTGCACCTGCCGGACGAATTCAGGGCGTTGCAGCTTGAGCCCGCCGCCCCATCGCTTTTCGCACGTCCAACTGTCCCCCGATTGCAGGCCGCGAAAGCTGAGCCGGATACGAAGCCTGTGATGCCCGAGGCTGAGGAGTCAACAGTGAGCAAGGCCGCAAAGCTGGTACGCGAATACTACCGTAACCTGATTGACCTTAATCTGGCCGCGCACGATTTCGCGAAGAACACCGTGGACAGTGGCGAGATTCAGGCCGAGCTGGTCGACGGCCTGTTTGAGGTGTACGAGCCTGAAATAATCGCCTACGCCAACGCAACGGGCAAGACGATTATTCAGGCAATGCAGGAGCTTGCCGCCACCAACCCGGCAATTGCGGAGATACTGGACGCTTATACCCCCGCGCAGCTAGCCGAGCTGGTCGAATGGGGTACACTCCCGGCGACGTTCGAGGGAGCCTACCGCAAGCAGCTCACGAAGACAGTCGCAGCCGTGACCGATACCGCAAACAAGAGTATTACGGGAATCATCGCGCAAGGCATCAAAGACAAGCTAGACTACAGTGAGCTTGTTAAACAATTGTATGGCCTGCTGGACAATGACCGCGCCGAGCTGCTTGCCGCCAACGAGCTGCGCAACGCGGAAAGACTTGGCAACCTGTACAGCGCCAAGAACCTCAGCAAGAAAACCGGTGTCACACTCAAAAAGGTGTGGCATACCAGCGGACTCGATTCCAGCAGCGAACACAAGCCCTGCCCCTTCTGCGAGCACATGAACGGCAAAGTGGTCGGGTTGAGTGAAACGTTCCTCGCTGAAGGCGACTCCATCGACATCGACGGCGAGACATACACGAACGACTATGCGTCGATGGTAACGGCTGCTGCTCACCCGCGCTGTCGTTGCACGCAGACATACGAGGTGGCCTGAATGGATATCAAATGCAAAAAGTGCGGGCGGTTTCTGGGGTCTACCGAGCATAGTTTGCAAGTCATGCTCAAGTGTCCCAACTGCCGTGCGTATCTCGCCTATCACGTCACCATGCTAAGTGAGAACCATTCTCAATATCATGATAGTATTGGACATAGAGCATAAGCCCTAGAAGGACGCTCGAAACAAACGTAAGGAAGAATGAATGAAACAGACCATCGTATGCGACGCGGGAACCGCAAGCAGCGACGGCCACACGTTGACATTCCTCGCCAACTCCGGTACGCGCATGACCAACGGCTACACGGTAGACCTTGCAACACTGCAAGCCCCCGTGAACGACGGCCAACTCAAGCTCGTAACCGACCTGACCGACTCCGACCGACTGACCTTGCCACTACTGCTCGACCACATGCCGAGCATCACGGCGCAAGTCGGAATTATCGAGAAACTTTGGGTTGATGATGACGGGTTAATGGCTCAGGCTCGACTAAGCGACAATGAGCAAGGCCGGAACGTGCAACAGCTGGCAAGCGAAGGAATGCTAACGAACTCCTTCAGCATCACAATCGACTTCGATTCTAACCCCGACGAAAACGGTGTAATCCATAACGCCGAACTCGTCGAGATTAGCGTAGTCTATCGAGGTGCCGACAGTAAAGCCGTATTCCGTAGTCTAAACAATATCGAAGGGAAAATAATGGAACTCAAGAACAATCTCACCAAGGACGAGGCGCAGGCGCTTATCGATGAGCTGACCGACGCCATCAACAATCTGACCGAGGAAAACGATGATGGCATGACGCCGGAAGAACCGGCGCAGTCCAACGAAGCGGAAAACAGCAAGGAAGGTGAAGACACCATGTCCAATGGCCGTACTAACATCATCATCAACAGCGCCGGCCCAGCACGCCAGTCCCTCGCAAAGACCAGCGACCCGCTGGACGAATGGCTGAAGAGCGAAGACGCCACCAAGGCTTACGAGCAGGCACTGTGGAAGGCCGACAACCAGGGCGTGAACGGTTTCAAGGCCGCGTGGCGTGAAGAGCTTGCCCGCCACGCCTACGCCGACAACTCCAGCATTGATGAAGCAAGCGTGACCAAGCTCGTTCCTACCTCTGTCATTACCGAGATTGAGGACGCGCTCAACAAGGCCAGCGACCTGTGGCCGCTGTACCGTAAGCTGGACGTGGACAGCTTCACAGTTGGGGCGCAGCTCGCCGGCCTGACCGATGATACCCGCGCCCACGGCTACAAGGTGGCCGACTATGGCACCACGAAGAAGACCCAGAAGTTTAATCTTGTGGAACGCAAGCTCGCCGCCGACTTCGTGGTCAAGTACGCAGTGCTCAACAAGGGCGACATCCGCCGCACCGACAAGCCGGGAGCACTCGTCAAGTACCTGCTGAGCGAGATGCCTAATTATATTTTGCACGCTATCGACCGCCAGATTATCCTCGGCGGCTACACCGACATGGACTTCTTCCGCAGCGTGCAGACCGACGCTAAGGACAACAGTAGCGAGTTCGCCGGTAAGAACTTCGTGCTCTCCGCAACCGAGGGCGACCGGGCCAACCTCGTCCTCGACGTGGTTGGACTCGCAGCCAAGATTACCGCCGCCGGCACCAAGGTACTCGTCATGAGTCCTGAGACCAAGGTCGACGTCATTACCGCCGCGGACGGTATCGGTCGCCCGCTCGTCGGCTACGGCAACGACAACCTCGCCGCATACCTCGGTGTCGATAAGGTCATCACCCCGGATTGGTGGACTGATGCGGATGATGCGAATACCCGCGCCGTTATCATCGTCCCCGAGGCGTATGGTGTGGTCGGTGATACGTCCATCAGCGCTTTCACCAATTTTGCTCTGAAGACTAATGAGCAGGAATACCTGTCTGAAATCTTCGCCGGTGGTGCTTTGACCAAGGTTAAGAGCGCCGGTGTTCTGGCTCCGAAGGCCGGGGCGTGACCGACTAACTAACGGGGTAGAGTGGGATACTCTACCCCCCCCCCCACTCGTTGATTAAGGATTGAATATGACTAACATTTACGCTCACATTTCTAACGGTGACGCCCCCAAGTCTCAGCATGTCACCGAGGTTAGTTTCGTGGATGAAAACGGCAAACACGTAGACATCGGCGGAGGCGGAACGGCAGCCGGGGCCCTCACCGAGGATAACCTTTACTGCAAAAACAACGTTACCCTGTCTGACGTAACGCCAGTGGGAGTCTGCAAAGATTCTGACGGCAACCTTAGTGTTATGTTTTATAATAACAAGGGACTGGCAAGGACACTTCTTTCTGGAGGTATCACTGCCCTTGCGGTTCCTGCCATCCCAGCACTTGCGCGAATTAGCAAGCTTGACAGCTCAGCCGGACTTACCGACGTGATTAACAAGGTTAACGAGATTTTGGCCGCAGTCAAGGACTCTAACTGACATTGTAAGATTGTAGGGACACCAATTGTTGGTGTCCCTATTCTTTTTTTGGAGGAACACATGAGCTTTATCCCAATCGAGGACATCGGCGGCGAACTAGCCGCCAAATGGCTCCCGACCGTACTACCGGTGGTGAGCAATATCCTATGCGGTGCAATGGTCGCGGAAAAGACAGGCGAAGGCGAAGGCATCGTGCAGGCGGACGGTGTGACCGTCGAACTCGGCGCATGGTATTCAACCGTCCAGTCGGTCAAGCACGGCGGGGAAGAGGTAGCCTACACGTTCGCACCGAATACCGGTGACATCGACTATGTGACAGGGCTAACCAAAACACCCTACGGTCACACGCTCACGCTCGGGGAAAAGCTCGACCCCGGCACAGTCCTGACACTCCAAGGCGTCTACGGGTTTAAAATCATCCCCGAAAGCATGCAGGCACTCCTCGCAAGCATGATACGCGGGCTGGAAGACGCAAGCACAGGAGCCGACCGAATCACCAGCAAAAGCATCGAAGACGTGTCCGTATCCTACCAGCGTGACACGACAACCCCCGTACTGAGGAAAACAGTCGACTCTTTTGCGAGCGTAATCGACATGTGGGCGCTCTGCGACAAACCGCTAGGAGTCGGCCAACTCGCCATGCCCCGCCCCCTGCCGGCTGTACCCTACTGGATTGGGGATGGTGACGGACTTGACGTGTGACCCCTTCGAGCTATTCCCAGAGCAGGTGGAAACCGTCGAACTTTGGAAGTACGCGAGCTCAGCGCGAAACAACGTCAAGCTTGCCGACATGCAGGCCATAGTCAAACGCTCCACCAACTCGGACGCATTCGGAGACTACGGGACTCGCATAGCAACCCGCAGATTCCACGTGCAGACCGAGACAATCCCCGCAGATTTGCGTGACCCCGACCAGCTATTAGACCTTATCATCAAGGCCAAAAACCGCGCATACAAAATCACGCAGGCAAGTCGCGGCGATGATATGACAGACGGGACAACCACATTCGTAACCATCTACGCGCAACCATACGGACGGAACACATTATGAGCATCAGAGTAACAATCAACCGCAACATCTACCGTCAAGGCCGACAAGCCATGCAAACCGGGCTAGCCCGCATGCTGACCGATATCCACCGGGACGCGGTAACAAACGCTCCGATAGGCTCACCCCCCGAAGACAAACACCCCGGCCTACTCAAAGCATCAGGCCGGTTCAAATTGCAAGGCATGAAGGGTTACGTTGCATTCGGTGGCGGTAGAGTCCCATACGCGCGTCGACGTGAGTACGAAAACCGCAAGCACCCGCAAACCAAACACTACCTACGCAACGCGGCCAACAAGGCGGCAGCACGCAAGGACACCTATTTTACGGGGATATTGAAATGATTGATTTGGCAGTAGCATTAGCCCTACAGGATGCCGGGTTCGGCGTATACGGCGAAAACCTTTTCGCCAACCGCTCCCCCATCCTCGACACCGGCGCAGTCAGCAGTAAGGACGGCATATGGGTCACAGCCACCACCATAAGCTACGGGGCTGGACATTACACCGACCAAGTCACCATAAGCACCCGCTACTATGATGCAATCCAACAAGGCGAAACCCTATTACGCATCATGTCGTGGATAAACAGCACGCTCGTAGACGCATGCAGCCTATCGTGCGAACCCGAAAGCCCCATCGTATTCACCCACTTGGACATACACCCCGCCAGTTCAATCGACTTGGACGCGATAGACGACGAAGGCCGATACGTTAAAAGCATCCATTTCAACGTCACCTACCCCCTCCCTGACGTGTCCAGTCTTGAGGGTGTAAGCTAGAAACATAGAATATTGATAATCATTCCCAACAAGGAAGGCAAGAATGGCAACCACAGACTACAGTCTCATCGGCAAGAAAACCGTATACATCGGGCAGGAGGAATTCACCCCCGAGTTGGTCGGGAGCGATGGCATCACCATCACCCTCACCCCGAACACCGTCGACGTGGAATCACAGGCCGGGACCATCAGCGTCCCCACCGGAACCTATTCCGAGATTAGCGCGACCATCCCCCTCATCATCCCTAACATGGCAGTACTTGGCCGCATCTTCCCAAGTCTTGCCACCAAGGGCACGGCAGGCACCAAGGTCACTTTCGGTGCGGGCGAATGCACGGCCATCACTTCCAGCCCAATCGTGATTCACAACACGTGTGACGCAGACAGCACGAACGACGTGTATATCCCCGCCGCCCTGATTCAAAACGGCGGCGAGTTCGCCATCGGCTCCACGAGCGACCCGGTAACTATCGAACTGAACGTGACCATGCTCCCGGACGAAAAAGGCTACGTTAACTTCGGATGCTCCGACCCCACCAAGCGTACCAAGTATGACCCGTCCACCATGAGCTACAAGGAAGTCACCGACTCTCAGACCTCAAACTGGACTAGCGGCGATTAAGGACAAACAGGATGAGTGAAGAAGCAACCGTTGTTATTGACACGCGCGGACAAACCGAAGCGCACACGTTGAAACTGATTACCAGCGAACACCCCGAAGGAATGGTATTCACGGTTAATCCGATGGGCGCGGGCACCTATCTGAAGTTCGCGGATAAGGTCAAGGCGCTGCAAGCATTGCAGCAGCAGGATACCAGCGGCAAGCAACTGCTGCGCATTCAATCCGACTTGTGCAAGCTGCTCATCCCCCTCGTAACCCCTAACGAGGAGTTCGCAACGTGGATTAGCGACGCCGAACGTAAGTATCCCCTCGCCTTCCAAGCGGTGATGCAGCAGATTATGCGCTTCGTTTTCGGTAAAGCCTACTTCTAAACAGGTGGCCTAGTCGATGGCGGTGCATAAGGTCATTGACGATTTTACGCCGGAGCAACTGGCAAAACTCAAGGCAATCAAGGCTAAGAGTGGGGCTGGGGCTTCGGCGTTTTATCGTGATAACGAACTACTTTTAGCTGAGTTCGGCAAATACTACGGGTGGCAGGCCGTATGTGACGTACTGGCCGACAGAGTGGCATACGAGACGTTCATAGCCCTGCTCAACGCCGGTCGAGCCATGCGGCTCCGTGAGCGTATCGAGTCCACGCAGGACATGGCCGCCGCAATCGGGGCAACGTTCAGCAAAAAACCGGAACAGTCATTGCGTAAATATCTGAAGGGATTGGAGAGGGGAATCTAAATGGCTCAAGCAGGCGAGATTAGATTCGATGCGATTATAGACACATCTGACTACGACAGTGGTGTTAAGGACATCCAAAACGCCACGCGCAAAATCGAGGACAGCGCCGAACAAGCAGACAAGGCGCTAGGCGATGTTGGCAAGAACGCTGGTAGTGGCGCGCCTAAAATCAAGGACGCCTTCAGCAAGACGTTCGACGGTATCGGGGAACTGGCGGACGGTTTGGGTGTAAGCCTGCCGGGCAAGCTGGTCAAAATCGCATCCATCGGCGGCGCATTGGCTGCTGTCGGCGGCGTGTTTAAAACCGGTATCGACACGGCTATTAGTCAGATTGATGTTCAGGGTACTTTGGACGCGCAGCTAGGCAAGGGGAGTGCGGCCGCGCAGAACGCCGGTAAGGTCGCCGGTATGCTGTACCGTCAAGGCTGGGGCGATAGTCTCGCTGATGTGGCTAACGTCGCTTCCAACGTGTCTAGCGTGATTCGTGGCATTGGTGAAAAGGACTTGACCACAGTCACCAAGGCTACGGAGGTTTGGGCGCAGACGTTCGATGCGGACGCAGGCGAAAGCGTGCGTGGCGTCAAGGTGCTCATGGAAAAGTTTGGCCTGAGCGCTCAGGATGCAACAGACCTTATGACCAAGGGTATGCAAAATGGTCTGAACTACACGGACGAACTCGCGGACAATCTTAGCGAGTATTCTGGCCGTTGGGCTGAAGCCGGAACAAGCGCGCAAGAATATTTCTCACTGCTTCAGGCTGGCGTGGATAGTGGAGCCTACCAATTGGACAAGGTGGGCGACTTCCTCAACGAGTTCCTGACCTCCCTTACGGACGGGCGTATGGAAAAGGGCATGAGCGACTTTTCGCAGGGCACGCAGGACGTGTTCAACGAGTTCCAAAACGGACGCGCTAAAGCCGAAGACGTATTAAACGCCGTAATCGGGGAACTTGGCCACATGACCGATAAGACCAAGGAGGCGAGCATCGCTAGCTCCCTGTGGTCTAGCCTCGGCGAAGACAATGCTATGGGCATGATTGAGGCACTGGCCAACGTGCCCAACTCATACGCGGATATCAAGGGTGCGACTGACGAGGCCGCAGACTCAACCATGAGTATTGGCCAGAAGTGGGAGGCTTTCAAGCGTACCATGGCGGGCACATTGGGGGACGCTTTTACGCCGTTCGTGACTGGTTTCCTCGATGGGCTTACGAGTATGTCGACTAAGTTCGCTGCGTTTGTTAATAATACGGATTGGTCTGGGGTAAGCGCCCTGTTGAGTCAGGTCGGCGCGGTTATCGGTTCGGTATTCACCACTATTGGTAATCTGATTCAGCCGACGCTTGCCGCTTTACGATTGTTCAGCGACTGGTTCAGCGCTAATAAAGATTGGATTATAGGCGCACTGGTCGGTATCGGCACGGCCTTTGCTGCGTTCAAAGCTGCGGAGATTATCGTTTCCGTGGTGTCTTTCCTCAAGTCGTTCTCCCTTGCCGCTCAGGCCGCGCAGGCCGCGCAGCTGCTGCTTAACAGTGCGATGATGGCTAACCCTATCGGCCTTGTAATTGGTCTTATAGCTGGTCTCGTAGCCGGCTTAGTGTGGTTCTTCACCCAGACCAATCTGGGTAAGCAGATGTGGCAGGACTTTTGTAACACTATGAGCACGATGTGGGCGGGTTTCACCGCGTTCATCCGTAACGTGTGGGCCGCGATTACAGGGTTCTTCACCAACGCCGGCAATAATGTTAAAAACGCATGGCAGGCGGTATGTGCTTGGTTCGGTGGCATACCGAGGCGCATCATAGGGTTCTTCGCCGGTATCGGTGGTTGGTTTAGTGCGAAGTTCGGTGAGGCAAAGAACGCAGTAATCAGCCAGTTCACGGGTATGCTCGCATGGATTGGTGGTGTACCGCAGCGCATCATAGGGGTCTTCGCAGGGGCTGGCAGCTGGCTGCTGAACGCTGGTAGCGCGATTATCAACGGACTTCTCGGCGGGTTGAGGAGCGCTTGGGATAACGTCACCAAGTTTATCGGGGGGATTGGCGACTGGATTGTCAAGCATAAAGGCCCATTGTCTTACGATAAGCGCATGCTTGTACCTGCCGGTCAGGCTATTATGGATGGTCTTGCTAAGGGGCTTGCCAGTGGTTTCGGCGTGGTGCAGGACGTTATAGCCGATGCTAACAGTGAGCTTGTCGCCGGTTTGTCCGGGCAGGTTGTTGGTGTTGGTGTCCGGTCGAATGTGTCGCAGGTGGTTGACAAGCTGGACGGGTTGGATGCTCGCTGGAATGGTAGCGTTAATGTTCCTTCGTTTGCTGGCGTGGTGTCGCCTGCCACTGCCGGGAACATGCAGACGGTTATTAAAATCGAGACTATGAACGTGCGTAGTGATAATGATATTCGCCTGGTTGCTCAGGAGCTCAACAGACTCCAGAAGCGTGATATGCGGAGGGCTTGAGTATGGTTGATGTGTACTACAACAATGTGAGCCTTGCCAATCTGTTCGCCGCTGATGGTATGACATTGTGGATTGAGGATATTACCGGCCGTGGCCTGCTGAGTCCAGACGTTACCGGAGTGGACTACAAGGGTGGTGACGGCGGCAGGTTCGTGAGCCGTCGCCTCCCCGTGCGTGAGATTACCGTCTCTTTCGCCATGTTCTCCTGCCGGTTGCTTGACATGCAGGCCAAGCTAACCCACTCCCTTAATATCGAGCAGCCGAGCACTATACGCTTCAGCGACCAAACCGGCTATTACACGGGTATTGTCTCGGAGGTGAGCCTGTCGGATGATAAGCCCACCTATTGCAGAGGCGAGTTCGTGTTTAGCTGCTATGACCCGTACCGCTACGGCGAAGCACAGCAAGTTGATTTGGCTGAGACAATCAGCATCGATACAAATTGCACTATCCTGCCAGTCTTAACGTTCACGGCTACCGGCAAGCCGTCAATCACGGTCAACGGTGAGACGCTGAGCATCGACAAGACGCTCACGGGTGGTGTGATTGACAGTCAGCATAATCAGGTCATGGACAATGGTAATAACCTGCTTGTGGCCGAAGTGGCGGGCGTGTTCCCCCGTTTGCGTGACGTGAATCACATCGAAACGGAGAACATCAGCAGCGGCCAGTTCCGCTATCTCATGAGGTGGTTGTAATGCAGAGCAGCGAAGTAGCCTATCTGTGCGGCCTAAACGGTAAGCCGATTCGCGCGGTAAACGACGTGTCCGAGTGGACTGTGGACGAGCGTATTGATTCAACTAACAGGCTTATCGTTGACACATCGCTGACCGAAGCACGCGACATCGTGAGCGACATGGAGCTAGTGTTTAACAGGCGTCGGTATGTGGTGACTCAGGTCGACCGGGCGCGTGGCGATGGTATCGCGGAACTTACCGCGGACGAATGTCAGTCGGAAATGGCCAATATCGAGCTTGAGACTTACAAGTGCGAAAACCTACGCTTTACGGATGCTGTGAGTAAGGTGCTTGAGCCGACCTTGTGGACGGTCGGAATCATCGAAACAGACCGGCGCGTGTACGCCGATTTGCAGGGCAAGAAGGTCACGGAACTGTTGCAATGGTTGGCGAATCTTGCAGACCTGCGCTTATCGTTCGATTCGTACAATCGAGTGGTTGATTTCCTCAGGCCGTTGCCCTCTGAGCCGTCGCGCGTCTTCACGTATGGCGATAATCTGGATGACATTAAAAAGACGGAAACGCCGCCCACGTGCACCGTTTTGCACCCTATCGGAGCTAACGGACTTACCGTGCGCGGTGTGAATAACGATAGCGAACTAGTGGAAGACTTCGGCTGGTACGTGGGTCTTGGCCTGAGCGAGACTGAAGCACGCAAACGTTACACCAAACGTCAGGAATGGCAGGACGAACGCTACACGGTAGCTGCCAACCTGCTCGCGGACGCGAAGAAGAAACTGGCTGTAACCGCTTATCCGACTATATCGTATGACCTGACCGCGGTTGATGATATTCAGGGCTTGCGTTTGGGTGAGATTGTCGCCGTGTGGGACGAGCCGCTACAGGCGAAGGTGGTGACGCAAGTCTCGGTCATCCATCATAGTAGCGGCCATGAGGACGATAGCGTGACCTTGGATTATGTGCCGCCGTCCTTCACCATCGCCACTGATACCCTGTCAGGCGACACGGACAACACGGAGCAGGAGTCTGTTTTTCAGGCTTTCACGACGGATGATTTCACACTCGGCAGCACCGCGCAGCGGGTGCTCCCCGTGCAATTGGACGTGTATGCGGACACGTGGCTGGAGGTGTACGCCTGTCTTAATGTCAAGACCACGACGGCGGGTGAGCTGGACGGGTATTGGCTGCTTAATGGGGAGAAGGCGGGTGCTCGTATCCAGCAGGCTTGCGAGGTCGGTTGGGTGACTATCGGCCTGCCGTTCCTGATTACGAATATTTCGGCCAATGACTCGCTTACGCTTGACTTGTACTTGTCGCATACGGGAGCCGGTAGCATTGCGAAGGATGATGGTCAGGTGTTCATCCGCGCTCGTGGCGCGTATGGTGGCGTGTCGAATAAGCGTCCTGACACGCGCGTTGTGGATGCCGTCAGCCGTTTCATGGGCTCGGTGCGTAACGTGTCCGATTTGGCTACGGTTTCGTTCCCCGAGTTGTCGGAGCTTTCCGTGTCTGACCCGGTGGAGCGTTTCGTGGGTTCGCTGCGTGCTGTCACGGATACGTTGCAGCCGTTCGTGTGGCTTTCGGATGATAAGCACACTATCACCTTATCTAATGCGGATGATGGTGACGTGTTTACGCTTGCTAACGATGATTCATCTTGGACTGTTGGAATGCCGCCCGTGGTTGGCGGGTCTACGAGCTTGGACGTTTCAACCGTGCAGGGAGTACCCACGGGCACGTACAGGCTGACAATTGTAGGATTAGGTGTAGGCGTTACCGTTACAATCTAGGAGGATTACAACACAATGGCGGTTGATTTAGTGTCACGTGTGAACCCTGATTTTAAGGTGCACGGGCATGTTAAGGTGGAAGTGAGGAACACAGACGGGAGTCTTGCGCAATGCGAGGAGCACGACAATTACGTGAGCCCGTTTGTTTATGGTGCGTTGCGTAAGGTCACGAACAGTCGTTTCATGCAACTGGCGCACGTGTCTAGTACTAGTACGACTGTGACAACTGGCCTTGCCGGTATTACTCCCAGTATCTACATGAGTAAAGGGTTGAACACAGGTCTAACATTGACGGATTACGCTGGCGTGGCTAACGAGCGTGAACGAGTCATACACGGTAATGCGCTGGCCTATGGTGGGTATGGTGCGAGCAGTAGCGCGGATGATAATGGTTCGTTCAACCCGGCTGAGAGTTATCAGAGAGCGAATTCGCAGCGTTTCGTGTATGATTTCGCCACCACTCAGGCGAACGGCTCGTTTCAGAGCGTGTACACCACCATGCAGTCCAGTGATTTCGACTACATTTACAGCCCCGGCTTGCTGAGCGCTGGCAGGCGCCTTGGCAATTGTATCGTAAATGATGGTAAGACGCTTATCTACTCATACGATACTGGCGTTACTGTTATAACGGTTGACGAGTTCATCAACTTTCTTCAGGGCGGTACTCCGGTTTTCACCGACCATTCTTTGAGTGAGTTCTCTGAGAGGTCTCGGATTGCTTTCCGCCGTGGCGAGCTTTGGTGGGCGCCGGGTTATAAGAGTTACGTGTATCATGCTCCGCTCTCCGATTTGACGAACCCGACGCAGGTCACGACGAGTAATCAGGTTAATTCGGTTTGCTGGCATCCTAAGCGTGACACGTTCTTCACCATCGAAAACGTGTCGGGTACGTGGACGCTTGTGGAGCGTTCCACAGGATTCGCACAGCTTCACACTTTCACTATCCCCAGCACTCCATCCGGTAACACTAACTTGACAGCTCTGCCCGAAGAGGATTCAATCATCATCGGCGGGCGAGTGTTCGACATTGACGATAACGCGAACGTACTAGAGTCACGGCAGAAGTGGCTTGGCTCTTACGGTACTAATTATTCGTCTTTCCACGGTTGTTTCATGGGTGATTTCCTGCTCGATAATTACTATTTGGGGTTGGACTTGGGTACGCAGTACTTCAGCCGCGCAAGATTGGACAATCCCGTGATAAAAAACAGTCGGCAGACAATGAAAATAACCTATGATTTCACGATGCCGCCCATCGAATGGGACGAGTGATGGAAACTACTATAATTTGTGCGATTCTGGGAAGTCAGACGGTGACGTTGTTGGTGCAGTGGCTGCTTGGCAAGCTTGACAAACGCGATAATCCTATCCGTAACGGGGTGAAGGAACTGCTCTACTGCAAGCTTGCGCATTATGATGAGCTGCTACAGTCACGCGGGTACACGCCGCTTGAGGACAAGGAAACCGTCGAACGTGTTTACACGGCTTACCACGCTTTGGGCGGTAACGGGGTAGGCACCGAGATACGAAATAAGATTCTTGCGAGTCCATCGAGGGAGGATAAGTAATG